TGAAGCCACGCTTGGCCGCGAGCGCGACCTCGGCGGGGATGACTCGTGTGGTCATGGGGGGCCTCCTACTTGGTGTCGGGCTTGAGGAACTCGGCCGCGTAGTACGTGCCGAACTGGGTGACGCCCCACTTCAAGCCGTCGCCGTTGACCCAGCGCACAATCTTGAGCTTGTGCCCGCGGAGTCGACGGACCTTGATGGCAGCGCTGAGGCTGGGCTTCTTGCGGCCGCGAAGCGGCACTCCGGGGGCCGTGGCGACGCGATAGTAGTGGGGAAGGACGATCTCCTCGAGCCACTTAATGGGGCTGATCCACTTGCCGGCGCGCATTACGGCCATATGCAGGTGGACGCCCTTGGCGTTGCCGGAGTCGCCGGCGAAGCCGATCACGTCGCCGGCCTTGACCTTGGTGCCGTTCTTGACTGCCCAGCGGTCGAGGTGCGAGTAGTAGGACTTGTCGCCGTTGGCGTGGGTGATCTCGACGACGTTGCCGCCACCGTTCTTGCCGATGTAGTTGCGGACCTTGCCAGCGTCCGCGGCGCGGACGACGGTGCCGCGGGTCGCCGCGTAGTCGACGCCGGTGTGGCCGCGGTACTTGGGGTCGGTCATGAAGCCGTAGTTGACCTTCATGGTGGTCAGGGGGTTGTGCCGGCGCATGGTTACTCCTTGGTGGTGGGTTTGTCGCGGCCGTCGACGTGCTCGGTGAAGCGGCTCTGCAGGGCAGCGAGCCCCTTCTTGGTCTCCTCGCCGGTGCGCTTGATGTGGCCGATGTCCTTCGACTGGCGGTCCATGCGCGCCGTGACGCTGCGCACCAGGTCGACGATCTCGCCGAAGCGCTCATCGAGGTCGTCGCGCAGGTTCTTCTCATGGTTGTTGTTGACCTGCTCGTGGATCTGGTCGACCTTTTCGCGGAACTCCGTGCGCGCCTTCACATCGTCCTTGGCGCCCTTCTTCCGGCCGGCCAGATACGCGGCTACAGAGCCGCCTGCGCCCAGCGCAGACGCGAGGACCAGGGCGACGGCGTTGACCACGACAGCGGCGTCGGAGGTGGACGCGAGCTCGAGCATCAATCGTCCACGAGGTAGGTGATGTTGAAGCCCGCCGCGGTGCGGGTGGCACCCGACTGATGGCGGATGGAGATGGTGCCCGCCGACGACACGATCACGACGCCGACGTTTTTGGAGGACAGGAACGCCGCACCGCCTGTCGAGCTGACAGTCGGTGGCCACGACACCGCACCAGAGCCAGTGATCGCGGTCGTGCCAACCGGGAAGCTGCCCGACACGGAGTTCGACCGGATCGAGATGACCTTGCCTAAACGACGCTCCTGCACCGTGCCGCTGAAGGCGCCCGTGAGGGTGACCGACTGCCAGCCGGAGTCGCGTGCATCGACCGTGTAGAAGTCCGTGCCGTTCTCGGTGTACTCGAGTTCGGTGCCGGCGGCCTTGTCGAGCCGATAGAAGAAGATCGGCTGAGACGACGACGGCGTCACGGAAGGCGTGGAGGCTGCGAGATCCGAAAGCTTGTTCGTGCGGTCCGAGGTCCCGGTGACGATGATCGGATCGTTCATCGACAGGGAGAGCTCGACCAGATCGGTCGTGTGGTCCACCACGCCGGCGTCAGTGGGCACGGTGTGTCCGCGGGCATCGGTCGCCATGAGGGTCTCCTAGTTGGGTGCGGTGTAGGTGATCTTGAGAGCCATGCCGTCCGCCGCTGAGGTGCCGCGGACCGCGCCGTAGGAGCTGCCCCACAGCGAGAACCCCTTGTACGTGCCGTCAGCGAAGCTGCTGTACAGACCAGAGGGGACAGTGATCTTGACGACGCCGTCCTTGCCGGGGCTGGCGTTGAACGACGAGCCGGAACCATTGGGGGCACCGCCAGGCTTGGAGCCGTTAGTCGACGCCTTGATTTCGATCGTGGGATAACTCACCTCATTGAGGCCCGCGCCGCGGACAGTGAGCACCATTGAGTCGATGGTGGTCGCGCCAAGGTCTCGGATCTGGTTGCCGTACACACACAGCCCGATGAGGTCACCAGAGCCATGCGCGTCTCCCTGATACATCGTGGAGCGGCCGCCGTACTTGGTTTCGTTCCAGCGATCGAACGCGGACCTGTCGACGCGGTACGTGCCCGACCACTTGGGGCGGATCACCACGGTGCGCGTCTTGGTCGACGAAGGGTCCTCGCCCGTGGAATCCGGCAGGTCGGTCTCCCCGGGCGTCGACCCAGGGTCGAGGACGGGGAACAGAACGCACTGCGCACGGCCGCCCTCGAGGGGGTTGACGAGCACCGCAGCAGTGCGGCCCACAATGTAGTTCGACAGCGGCGGTGCAGCGATCACCCACGAGCCCGCGCCACCGTGGATCGCGACCTTGACCCGATTCGCCGGCGCGTCGACGGCAACCACCACGCCGATCACGAGGTTCGAGGGATCGGCGCCAGGCTTCACACCGCGAGGCCGCGAGCGCAGCTCCCTCGTCGCGTCGAGGCGCGACCGCTTGCGAGACTTACCGGCAGCCATTACACGATCCCCACATCAATGCGCATCGACCCGTCGTCGGCCGTGAGTGGCAAGTCCACGCCGGTGACGTAGCCGCGCTCCCGCAAGTCCCATTCGCCACGCGTCTCGAGAAAGCCCTTCTGAACCAGGACGCCGTCGTCGAGTTCGATGCGAGGATCCGGCGCACACTCCACTGGAAGCGTCTGCCCCAAGCGCAAGCCCGCCCGGATCGTCGCGTCGGCAACTGCCTGCGCCTCGAGGACGTCGGACGTGAGCCGCGAAGGGATGATGCCGGTGATCGCAGGGATCTCGGCGAACATGCCAGACGGCCTCGGCGCAGTGGCCACGGCCTGCACTGGCGCCTGCTGCGGAGAGTCCGCCTTGCGCGACCGCACCACCACCACGTTGTAGATGCCCTCTCGCGTACCCGACGACGGGGCACCCACCAAGGTGCCGCGAGCGCCGTCCTCGAGCGTGACAACCGCATCGACGACATCGGGCAGCGGTGGCGCGACGTGCAGCGAGCCGTCGCCCAGCACGAGCAATCGCGCAGGCCAGGAGTCGACAATCTCGTACAGTGACGCCAGGCGATCCTCAGCCCACTCGACGGTTTGCGGAACCGCCCGGTCGACCAATGCCGGGTCGAAACTGACACGCAGGCCGTCCGGCAGGAGACGTCGGAACTCCGACATGAGCGTCCCCGCGGTCCGTGGCGCGATCGGCGCCAGGAGCTTGTCATCAGCGGCGAGCTGTAGGAGGCCCTTGGCTTCGATCTTCACGACGTCGCCCTCGTCGGTCCACGTCTGAATGGGGAACCATCCCAGGTCGGTGGTGTAGTCGAGGCCGGTGGTCATTGAGCGCACCGTGATCGATGCGCACAGGCGCTGCCCGAACTGCGCGAGAGGGTGCTCCGGGTCCTTGCCGGGCAGGTAGTCAACGCCGCGGTCCCAGCGGGGAACAGTGAACGACAGGCCGTCCATGACCTGCTGCGAGCGTGACCATGTCGCACGACCCGAGATGACGGGGATGTCGGCGGTGAGGAGCTCATCATTGAGCCACGCAGAGATCGTCGGCTGGTAGTCGATGAAGCCCGTGAACAGTTCGTCGGGCGCACCGTCCCTCACAGCAGAACACCCCAGTCGAAGGCGCGGACGTCGCCCCACGTCTGGCCGGCGAAGAACGTCTTGAAGTCGGCCCACGTCTGGCCGGCGAACACGGACTTGACGTCACCCCAGTCGAACGCGACGAGGATCACGCCCGGCTCCGGGTCGCCCACCACTTGCACCGGCACCACCCAGCGGCGCATGGTGCCGACCGCGCCGAGCAGCGCAGTGCCGTAGTCGCCGGCACGGCCATAGATCTCCACCGGGGGGATGCCGCGATTGGTGACCATGCCGTCGTTGCGGCGCACGATCGCGCCGCCTTGCTCGAGCAGTTCCAGCAAGGCCTTGTTGGAGGCCACAGACCCGACCTCCACCTCGAGCTGCAGGCGCGCGGCGAGGCCACGATCGAACCGGCCGGGCATGTCGGTGCGACCGTCGACGGCGAAGAACGAAGTCCGTGATGCACCCGAGCGCTGATCGTGCGGCTCGGCAACCTCACACCCGACACGGATCGACCCGTCGAGCGACTGCAGCACGCAGTAGTAGGTGGACGACACGATCACCGGGGTGGTGGTGTATACGTCACCGGCGACCGTCACCTGGTAGACAACCTCACAGTTGAGCGGCGCACGGTTGTCGACCAGGATCACCGTCGACGTGGACGCGATCGACTCGCCGCCCGGGACAGGCCACTCGTAGCCATCCCACATGCCGACCACGGTGTAGGCATCACCACCGGTCAAACCGGTGATGGTGATCTGGACAGGCGCCGGGTCGGGCGCGGTGAGGACCGCGGCGGAGATCGCTATAGCCATCAGCGCCCCCCAGCCGTGAGAGCCGAACTGCGGTCGTCGTCGTACTCATCGAGCTTGTCGTCGACCACACCTTCCATGCGGGCCAGCAGCGTGCCGTCCTTGTCGACCACCGTGAGGTTGACGACGGTGGGTCCGGAGCGGCCGCGAGCGCCGCCCTGGCGTGCGACGTCGAACAGGTATGGGCGGAGCATCGCGCCGAGCTTGTCGATCGGGGACACGACCTCAGGGACGTTCGCGTCACCGACCTGCGCGAGCACGGGCTTGAATGCGATACCACCAGTGGCGAGCGACAGGATCGGCAACTTCGGCGCGGCGACGGTCTTGCCGCCGATCTTCGGCACCCACGTAGGCACCTGCCACTCGAGCTTGCCCACGGTCTTGTTCCACGCCTCGGAGACCATGTTGAAGGCGACCTTGAACGGTCGAGTGATCTTGCTACTGAGGTCACGGAAGAAGGAGGCGATCTTGCCGGGCAGCTCCTGGAAGAAGCCCTTGACCCGCTCGACGTTGTCCTTGACCTTGGTCACCCAGTCCTTAAACACGCCGACGGCCTTCTTACCGAAGTCCGCCAGGCCGGTCACCAACTTGGAGACCCAGGTGATGACCAACTTGAGGACCCACACAAGTCCCTCGAGCAGCAGCGAGACGACGGGCAACAGAGCCTTGAGAACGGCGGCGAGGATCTCGGCCAGCATCTCGATCACCGGGACCAGGACCTCACCGACGAGCGAACCGACGAGCTCAAGCACCGGGGCGAGCGCCTCGACCAGTGGGTTGATGAGCGCGAGGATCGGAGGCAGGACCGCCATCAGGACCTCGATCAGCGGCGGCAGAAGCTGCATCACCAAATTGCCGACGACACCCACGAGCGGCAGCAGCGCCTGCACGATCGACAGCACCGGCGGAATCAGCTGTAGGAACACGGGGATCAGCTGCATCACCGTCTGGAGGAGGAACTCCACCAGCGGCAGCAGCGCCACGAATGCCTGCCCTAGGACGCCCATGACGACACTCGCGACCTCACCAAACAGCGGCACGATCTGAGCGAGGATTGGGCCCAGCATCTCGAGTGCTCCGCCGATCGCGTCCGCGAGCAGCGATGCGATCTTCGGCAGCAGCGGCGCGACGGCCTTAAGGATCAGGGACAGCGGGTTGAACGCCGCCATCACCTGCAGCACCTGCGGCACCAGCGGAGCGAGCGCGTTGAACAGCGACATCGCGCCGTCGACGATCGGGGAGAACATCGAGAAGTCGATGCTGGAGAAGATCCCCGTGACGCTCTGCACGACGCCCCAGAAGAAGTCCACCACCTTGTCGAACGTGCCCTCAGGGATCTTCGCGGTGAGCGAGCTCCACACGTTCTTCATGCCCGGCACGATGCGACTGCCCACGAAGTCGACGAGGCGCAGGCCCGCGGGCAGCACCTTGTCGATGATGACGTTCGCGGACGCATCCATTGCCGGCAGGAACAGTCCGCCGACAGCCTCCTGGATCTGAGAGAAGCCGACCTTCATGCGGTCGGAGGCGTTGGCCGTCGCGGCGGCGGTGCCGCCAAAGCGACCCTCGAGTTGCTTGAGGATGAAGTCTTGCGCGCCGGCGACGTCGCCCGCCTCGACCATCGCCTTGATCATCTTCTTCTGCTCGTCGGTGAACGTCACGCCTACACGCGACAGCGCAGAGATGCCCTGGATCGGGTCGTTCAGTGCCTTGCCCAGTTTGAGGGCATTGGACTCGGCAGAGCCCAGGCCCGCGGCAGACATGTCGAGGGCCGCCTGGGTAGCGCGGTCGAAGGCTCCACCCGTCTCGTCCGCGGTCTTGCTCAGGTTGTGGAACGCCATGAGTTTGGCCTGCGTCGCCACGATCGCGTCATCATCGATGCCGGTGGCGCGCGCCTGCTCGTCCGCCATCTTGACTAGGCGGTCGGTGACGCCGTCGACCTGGTCGCCGAACAGTCCGGAAACCTTCGCGGCGGTCTCGAGGCGGGCAGTGATCGTGGCGTCGGCCTCGGCTGCCTTGATGGCCTCCTTGGTGTAGGCGACCACCTTGCCAACAGCGAAGGCGCCGGCCATGAGGCCGGCGACCTTCTTCAGGCTGGAGGAGACACCACCGAGTTTCTTGTCGACACCCTCGATCGCCTTCGACCCGGACTTGTCATTGCCGATGATGTTGTAGGTCAGGTTCGACGCCACAGTTCACCTCCGGCTGATGTTGTTGAGTTGTCGGGATTGCTTGCGGTCTTGCTCCGCGAGCTCGTCATTAGCGGCGGCGAGGACAAGCCAGTCCTCGTAGGGCAGGGACCAGATGCGGTCGAGGGTGTAGCCCGGGAAACGCAGCGCGATCTCCACGAAGCGCGACCGGACGGACTCTTCTATCCAGTCCTCGCGGGCTACTGCAGGGAGCTCGCTGAGCTCAGTGCCGGCGTCGGCTCGGCGACGGCGACGGCCTGAGGCGAATCCGTCGCCGGCAGCTGAGGGTCCACCGTGAGGGCTTCCTCAAGGGCAGGCGTCTCATCGTCCTCAATGGGTTCGTCGTCGATCTGTTCGAATGCCTCGAGCGACATCGACGTGACGGCCGGCCACGACACCTTGAATCCGCTGCCCCACAACGTGAGGAACAGAGCGACCTGCGTGGCGAAGATCTCCGACGGGTCCTCGAGTTCGCCGTCCTCGAGTTCGCCGTCCTCGTCAGCGACCGCCTCAAGGTGGAAGCGCAGCCGGTCCTGCACGACGGTGATCTTGTCGCGCACACCCTCGGCCAACTGCTCGAGCTCGTGCTCGTCGAGGAACTCCACCTCGATGTCGGGGCGTGAAGATGCGCGGCGCAGGCGCGACATGATCGTGGTCATGCGCAGCTTCGTGCCGCGCTGCAGGGCCGCGAGCGCGTCGAGGCCTGCCGTGGTGACGTCCATTGCGTCGAGGGTGTGGCCGGCGAACGGTGCGCCTTCGGGTCCGTTGAAATGGATCTTGGGCATGGGTTGGGATCCTTAGTTGTCGACAGGGGGGTTGGCGCGCAGTTCGCCGAGGGCGTCGTCGATCGCCTTCTCGAGGCGTTCGCGTGCTGCGCGGGAGCCAAGCACGACACCGCGCTTGAACCACTCAAGGCCCTTCTGTGCGGCCCAGGCGCCCGTCCCGAATACGGGGTGTCGGACGATCTTCTGGTTGAAGGCCTTAGCGGGGACGTCGTCAGCGTTGGTGGAGACGACGCGGACAAACCCGCCGTAGCGGGCGGAGCCAACGCCGGCACGAACCCTAAGACCAGACTTGATGGTCTGGCGGGTCTCGCGGTTGGAGCTGCCTCCATCGCCCTCGACACGGTCGAGGCGCATGCCGCCGAACTGGCGGACATTGGGGCCACGGCGATACCCACCACGGCTGCCGGTGGCAGGCTTGCGGTAGGTGCGCCCGGTCATAGTGCCGGGAGACTCGGTGTCGAGGATGCGTGCCTGCTCCTCAACGATGACCTGGCCGGAGTCGCGGAGCGCCTTGCGGGTCTCGCGCGCGAAGGTCTTGTCGGCCTTGCGCAAGTCCTGCAGGACGCCCCGGACGTTGGTCCGGATCTCGAGGTCCTTGTCGGCCATGACTAGTAGGCCGTGTCAGCCGTCCGGTACACGACGTAGATCGGGGCGTTGCTGAGGTTGTCCAGGCCGGTGAAGTTGATCGACTGGGTGATGACACCACCAGCGTTGGACTTGGGCAGCTCACCCTCGAGGCGGAGCGACGGGATGATGATCTGCAGCACGGGGTTGACACCCGTGTCGATCGTCTCCGGGCGGGTGAACGTGAGCACCATGCTGAGCGCGCTGTTGTTGAGGTACGCGTCGCGCAGCGTGACGTCAGTGAACTCCGCGGTGATCGAGCCGTCGAGAACGCCGGCACCGAGGACGTTCTTGCGGGAGCGCATGCCGGCACCGCCGAGGTTGAAGCCCTCGGTGTCGAGACCGTTCGCCCACTTCACCGAGAACTTGTTGATATTCGCGAGCGCGGAGCCGGTGATCGAGCCGAGGTCCGTGGTGGTGGGCGCGGTCAGGGTGCCGCTGTTGAGGTAGATGGCACCGTGCACGAAGGTGAACAGCTTGAGGCTCGACGGGTAGGACGGCGACGCGTAAGTCACGTCGGTCTTGAGTTCCTTCGCGAGCCACTCGGTGACGATCTTCACGATGCCGCCGGAGTCGGCGGTGAACTCGATCGAGTCACACACCGCGCCAAGGAAAGTGTGCGCGATGGTCGCGCCGCCACCCACCGGCGGGATGCCCTTCTGGATCGTGTACGACGCGAGGGGGTCGGTGGTCGCGGGCGTGAACACCTGCTGGTACGCCGACTTGGTCGGGATCACCGTGTTGGTGGCGCCACCGAACGCGGCCTTGAGAATCAGGCCGAGGCCCTTGGTGGCTGCCTCAAGTTCAATGGTGCCGCCGGGTGCGATCTTGGCGATGTCGCGGCGGTCAGCGCGAGCGACGCGCGAACCGACGCGCATCCCCTCACCCTGAGAGAACTCGAGGTTCGCGTCGAGCGCTTCGGAGGTGAACTCGAGGAAGTGGTCCGGGGTGACGCCGGTGCCGTACACCGACTCCTCCGCGAGGCCGATCGAGCAGTCGAGCTGCGTGGTCATGACTGGTCTCCGTTCGTGCCGTCGCCGGCGTTGTCGTGGGCACCGTCACCGGTGCCGGCTTCTGCGGCCTTGTGAGCGTCGATGGCCGCGATGATGGCGGGCTTGTTCAAGCCCTCGGTGTTGATGCCCTGGCGGGCCGCGTAGGCCTCCCAGACGTCCTTCCTGTCGGAAGGCTTGGGGGTGTCGTCGACGGGGG